ACACACTGGCAGACTCATCTTTTGCTGAAATCAAGAACGTCATTAGAGAGACCCCTTGGCTCCAACCGTTTTTTGAAATTGGCGAAAAATTCTTAAGAACCAAGGATCGTCGTATTGAATTTCTATTTTATGGTCTTACACGAAACCTTGACTCCCTCAAGTCCCTTGCACGTATCCATATTGCCTGGATCGATGAAGCAGCAAATGTCACTGAAGAGGCTTGGCGCAAGCTCATACCCTCTGTTCGTGAACCTGACTCAGAAATTTGGGTCTCCTGGAACCCTGAAAGAAAGAAAAACGCAACAGACCAGCGATTCAGAATAAGCCCACCTGAGAACTCTATTTCAATCAGGATGAACTACCTGGACAACCCTTTCTTTCCTGACGTTTTGGATGAGGCTCGTTTGGACGACAAGCACCACAGGCCTGAGACATACGAACACATCTGGCTAGGGGAATACCTCACTGTCGTCCAAGGTTCTTATTACGACAAATACGTCACAGAGGCTAAAGAGGATGGTCGTATCACAGAGGTATCCAGAGACCCTCTTATGACAACATATGCTTTCTGGGACATAGGCGGCACAGGTGCAAAAGCTGACAGTACGGCCATCTGGATAGGTCAATTTGTAGGCGAAAAGATTAACTTCATCGATTACTACGAGGCACAAGGACAGCCCCTATCTTCCCATGTGGCATGGCTAAGGAGCAAAGGCTACCACGATGCCTACTGTTACCTTCCCCACGACGGAAAAACGATGGATAAGGTCTTCGATGTGTCTTTTGAGTCGTCACTCCTGGAGGCAGGTTTTGCAGTTGAGGTTGTTCCTAACCAAGGCAAGGGTGCAGCCATGAAGCGTATCGATGAGGCTCGTAGGTTGTTCACAAAGATGTGGTTCAACGAACGTAAGTGTGAGGGTGGTATAGATGCCTTGAGGTACTACCACTCAAAAATTGATGAAACCAGGGGCATCGACTTAGGTCCTAACCACGATTGGGCATCCCACGGTGCAGATGCTTTTGGCCTGTGTGCTGTAGTTTACGAGCCTCCTAGAACCTCAGAAGATTTCTCAGAATACGAAAGTGCTTGGGTTATCTAAAATGAAACTTGCAAATAAAGGAAAGTGAAATGCCCAAAAAAGGCACTAGTCCAACATATCACACGCGAGAAGCCAAAATGGATAGGATGCACCGTAATTTGCAAGGGAGTCCTGTAACAAAGATTCCTGGTAGCTCATCCGCTAGAATGACTGCAAAAAACGAGGCTAACCGAAAAGCTACACTTAAACGAGGTCCAGTAAAACGACCTAAGAAAAAACCTACGTCTTTTAGAGATATGAAGTTTTAAGGCACAAAATGATTCACGATGATGCAAATGCTGGTTATGACAACCGCTCTGAGAAGACAGATGAGGAAATCAAAGCCCTCCTGGATTCTGCCATCCGTAGTGCTACGAATTATGACCGTACTGAGCTTTCAGACAAGCGCTCGTTGGCTATGCAATACTACCGTGGGGACATGCCAGACGTTCCTTCACAGGAGGGTCGTTCTTCTGTTGTTTCCAGAGATGTATCTGTAATCATAGGGTGGATGCTACCTGGAATCATCCGTACATTCACACAAAGTGGTCGTATTGTTGAATATGAACCTGTTCAACCCCAAGATGAACCTGCTGCTGATCAAGCCTCTGACTACATCAATCATAAGTTCCTGAAAGACAACGATGGATATAGGGTACTCTATTCCGCTATCCACGATGCACTACTCATGGGCAACGGTGTCATTAAGGTATGGTGGGACGACACCCCTGAGTTCGAAACTTTCGTCTACACAGGTCTAACAGAAGAGCAACTTTCGGTCATCCTCACAGATGGTGCTGTGGAAGTCCTTGCTCAAGACTCTGAGGTCGTCACATCCGCAGGCCCTGACGGTCAACCTGTTGAGTTAGAGGTTTTCGACGTAAAGATCAAACGGGAGAAGAAACAGACAGGCCTTAAATTTGCTGCTGTAGAGCCTGAGAACTTCCTTATGGACAAGGAATCTGTCACCATTGATGAGAGCAGATTTGTAGCCCATAGAGATGTAGTAACCAAATCCTCCCTTGTAGAGATGGGTTTTGACAGAGATGTCATAGATATGATCCCCACTGATGGGACAAACACATACTACGAAGAAGAGATCATCAGGGACAACGACAGCATTAACATCACTGACACTGCTGACGATAGCGCCCAGATGGTTGAGATTTTCGAGTGTTACATCAAGATGGATGTCGATGGCGATGGTATCCTTGAGACTGTAAAGGCCCTCTACGCAGGTCATTCAGGTGCTGGTGAACTCCTTGAGTGGGAGCTTTGGGAAGACCAGGTTCCTTTTGTTGACATCCCATGTGAACCTGTCCCCCATGCTTTCGATGCACAGTCCATAGCAGATCAGACAATGGACCTCCAGCGTATCAAGACTGTTCTCTCAAGGCAGATGTTGGACAACATTTATTCTCACAACAACCCACAGCCTGAAATTGAAGAGGGTGCTGTACTAAACACTGACTCCATTGCGTCGCCCAAATACGGTCAGCCTATCATCAAGCGCAGGGGTTCCCTCCCAATTGCATATAGGGATGTACCATTTATTGCTGACAAGGCTTTGTTGGCTATCCAGAGTGTAGATCAGGAGCTGGAGCGTCGTACAGGCATTTCACGGTCAACTATGGCGTTGGACCCAGATGCACTCCAAAACCAGACAGCAACTGCTGTAAACGCTCAGAAAGACGCCTCCTACAGTAAGGTAGAACTTGTTGCTAGAAACATGGCTGAATTAGGCTTCAGGAACCTGTTCAAGAAAGCTCTCAAGCTGATTGTCAAACATCAGGATAGAGCTGAGATCATCCGTTTGAGAGGCAATTGGGTTGAAATGGACCCTAGAGTATGGAACTCTGGGATGGACTGTACTGTCAACACTGGCTTAGGTACAGGTTCCAGAGAACGGGATATTGCAGCCCTCAATCAGACCCTAGGGTTGCAAATGAACTTCCTTGACAGGATGCAGCAGCAGAGTCTTGTCGAACAGGGCCTCCAGATGGTTCCTAAAATTATCAAGACTGCCACAAAGATTGCTGAGTCCAGTGGGTTGAAGAACGCTGACGATTATTTCATCACCATGAACCCACAGCAGATGCAGAAGATGGCTCAGGACTTGCAGAAACGTGCGCAGCAGCCATCCCCTGAGCAACAGAAGATACAGGCTGAGATGCAGGCTGAGGCTCAACGTATGCAGGCTGAAGCACAGTTCAAGCAGCAAGAGTTCCAAGGCAAGATGGAGATCGAAAAGGTCAAGATTCAGCAGCAGTCCATGCGGGAAGAAGCACAGATGAACGCTGACATCCAAGTGCATCAACATGAGGCTGAATTAAAGGCTGGATACCAGGATAAGGAACTTGCAGCATCACAGGTCAAAAACAGCCAAGACCATGAGATTAAACTTGGTGAGTTGGCCTTGAAAGAAAAAGAACTCAACTGGAAGATGCAGGAGAGCGCAACAAAGACCCAACTTGATGTTGTCAAACACAAGGACGATACAGAGATTAAGATAGGACAACTCGCTGTTCAAGAGCAGGCGTCTAAAAACACAAACGGGAAGGCTGAATAATATGTCAGGTGGTGGTGGTAGTAACAAAAAGCGTTATGATGACGACGATGATGATGATGACCGTAAAGACCGTGATAGGGATAATAATGAAGACCAGCCTAATCGTACAAGAGCCGCACATCAGGCAAAGCTAGCTGCTGTGATGAACGGTTTCCAGGACATGAACCCTATCGTACAAGCACAGCTTAATCAGGGGTATGGTCAACAGATGCAAGACACAGGTATGACGCCATATGGTGCTGACCCTGTTGTCCCTCCTACAACTGGTGTTCCTCCTACAACAGATGAGAGGCCAAGCTATACCGACTGGCGACAGGCTCAAATGGACGCTGGTATTGAACGTCCTTATTTTGACTACATGAGGGGCTTGACATCAGACCAGAGAAGTCAAATGTTGGCTGGTGATCTACAAACCCCTTGGAGTGGCGGCTCTAACGGGTCAATCCTGCAAGACCTTTTCAGCGGTTGGGAAGACCTTGATATGGACAGTTTCTCAAGACGTAGTCGATATAGTGACGATGATGATAGACGGTCGTCAAGGAAAAGGTACTCTGGCAGTTCTTTCGGGGATATGTGGAAACATGACAGACGTTAGTATATACAAAGACGAACACTTGGCTAAAGAGGCTGATAGGCTTCTGCATGACGATGTCCTTAATCATGCTATAAAAGAGGCAAAAACAGAATACACGGACAAACTTTGTGTTGTAGACCCAGAGGATGCAATAGAGATTATCAAGATACAGTCTGTCATAGTAGCGTTGGATGAGGTCCACACTACATTGAACAGGTACATCTTAAAACAAGTTTAGAGAAGGCACTCATACTGAGCCAGCCACTAAAAGCCCATGAGGAGATAAATCATGGCAGAACAGACACTGAGCAATCAACCCAATAGTGGGCCTGTCGGTGGTGATGAGGCACTTTCATTTGATGAAGGGGTTTCAAGTTTGGAGACCCTTGTGGACCCTGATGTTCAGGACAATCCGAAGGCTGTTGAAGAAGACACTAAAAATGAAGCGGAGGACGACGTTGAAGAGCAACCTGAAGAGGACTCTGAGGATGAAGACACCCCCGACGACACGGGAGAAGAAGACGAGGAAGACAGTACCGAAGAGTCTGAAGAAACTGAGGAGGAAAACGAAGATGTCATCGCCTATGCTGATGATGTGGTCGTAGAACTTGAAGGTGAACAGACTACCCTTGGTGAGATTGTCGATTCAAGACTTCAGGAACGTGTTAAATCTTTTCAGGCTGACTACACACGAAAGACTCAGGAAGTAGCTGAAGAACGTCGTGTAATCGATAGCCAGACTGAAAAACTAGTAAATATCGCAGAGCAAACAAAACAGCAAAGAGACACTTTCTTAGCTTTCCAGCGTCAGTTTGCCCCTGACCCACCTGATGTTCGTATGGTCGATACAGACCCTGCTGCATATCAGCGTCACAAGGCATACTACGATGAATGGATGAATGGGTACAATCAGTTCGAGCAGGAGTCCCAGAGGTATAACCTACAGCAGCAGCAGGAAATGCAGCAGCAGCAGGAGATGTTCCTTGAAGACCAGAAACGAATGATGGTTGAAACCCTTCCAGAATTGGGAACTGAAGAAGGCTTTATCAAGTTTAAGGAAGACCTGGGGGAGTATTTTATCCCTTATTATGGTTATAGCGTAGAAGAACTCAATCAAGTTACGGATCACCGTTTCGCTAAGTTGGCTAAGGATGCAATGTCCTACAGGCAGCTAAAAGGTACGGCCCCTGAGACTAGAAAGAAGTTGGAAGGCAAACCTAAGATTCTTAAACCTGGTGCTAAAAAGGTCTCTAAAAAGGTTACAGCAAGCAAGGCCAGACAAGATCGTTTGGCTAAGACTGGTGAACTTGATGCTGCTATTGATGCTCTGATGGATTTCGATCTTTAACATTAAAAGCCAGATACAAGGAATCAAACAATGGCTCAAGTAACTAATACATACGAGTCTTACGATGCCATCGGTAATCGTGAAGAACTCGCTGATAAGATTTATCAGATCACTCCAGAGGAAACACCTTTCATCTCTATGATTGGTCGTAAGTCAGTTTCATCTGTACATCCTGAGTGGCAGACCGATACGCTTGCTACTCCTGTAACCACTAACGCCCAACCAGAGGGTGACGACTGGTCCTATGATGCAATCACTCCTACCACTCGCGTAGGTAACTACACCCAGATTGCAAACAAGACCTTCATCATCTCACGTACTCAGGACAAGACCTCCAAAGCTGGTCGTAAGTCAGAATTGGCTCGCGAAGTTGCTAAAAAAGGTGTTGAACTCCGTACTGACATGGAAGTTCAGTTGTTGTCTAACACTGCTTCTAGTGCAGGTACTGGCGACGGTGCAACTAACCGTGTCTCCGGTGGTTTCCGCGCATGGCTGACTTCCAATGACGATCTTGGATCAGGCGGTGCATCCGGTGGCTTTAGTGGCGGTACTGTTTCAGCAGCTACCAATGGTACTCAACGTGCCTTCACCAAGGCTATCCTTGATGCTACTATCCTAAGCACCTACAACAATGGTGGCAACCCATCTTCAATGATGATGTCCCCATACGTCAAGACTGTGTTCTCAGGGTTTATGGACGATGCTAATGTTGCACCGTTCCGCTATGCTGCTGAGAAAGGGAAAAAGAACGCTATTATCGCAAGCGCAGAGGTTTACCTCAGTGACTTCGGTGAGATCGCAATGATCCCTAACCGTCAGATGGCCCGTGCTGGTGCTGCTGTAGCCCGTAATGCTTTCCTTGTAGACCCTAAAATGGTCTCTCTTGGTGAGTTTGATGCAATCAAGTTGGAAAAGCCTGCTAAGACGGGTGATGCTGAAAAACGTGTTCTGATTTGTGAATACACCCTGTGTGTCCACAATGAGGCTGCACACGGTGTTGCTGCTGACCTTTACGGCCTGACAGCTTCTAGCTAATCTCCATAAGAAAGGAATAACATTATGGATTCATACGTCCCTAAGTCTGTAGCTGACGCTGCTACAGTTACGCTTTCGACCCGTGATAGTGGTCGTTTGCACATCATGCCTGATTTGACAGCAGATACTGTCATTTCGCTTCCTACTGCTGCTGCTGGGCTTACCTATAAGTTCATCATTGGTGCAGTAACTACGGATGCACAGGATTGGCAAGTCGATACTGGTTCTGACACCAATTTCTTCCTTGGTGGGGTAATGTGGCAGATCGGTGCTGGCGCTGCTGAGTTTGTTGGCCCAGATGGTAACTCTAACTCTATTATAAACATCCTTGCTCCTGAGCCTGGTACTGTTGTAGAGTTTACTTGTGATGGCACTAACTGGGTTATTAACGGCCTTGTTGTTGCTGCCACTACGCCTACATGGGCTGACCAGTCCTAATATAACAAAAGTGGGGGCTGCTTAACGGTGGCCCTCACACCCACAATTGAACCCCACATGAATTAGGAGATCACCGGATGACCGGACCTCAGAAAAAAGACACAACTGAAACTGCAACAGCAACCCCTCAGAATGGGAAATTGTACCCTGTAAAGCTAGTAAGAAACTACCGTCCAATTGGAGAGTTTAAGGTTCTTGAGTTGTTGGACAGTGAAGACCCAAACTCAGGTTGGGAAGAACGTAAGCCTGATGGAGAATTTGAAGTCCTTGATGACAAGGGTAAGATCACCCAAGTAGCCTCTGGTGAACGGTGGAAAGTTACAGCAGGGTCTAGGCTCATGCTAAATAAGGATGAAGCTAGGAACCTTCTTAAAATTGGTGTTGCGGAGAGGCACGATGACCTATGATGAGTTGAAGGAGCAGGGTTTCGATGCTGCCCAGATACCTGAAAGTTCATGGGAGATTTTTAGAGTTGACCCTGATGGAGTGTGGAGAGAAGACATACATTGGATAGAGAGACCCCGTGATGGTTTTGGTGGTATCTCTATCAAGCGTAAGGTAAACCTCCATGAGGATGCCCTACTAAGGGCCAACAGAGAGGAATATGAAGACGGTAAGGGGATGGTAAGGAACAACGGGACATCACTAGATGCTAAAGTTGCCTCCATTCCTCTCAACGTCTACTTTGCTGAACTCAACGAACACGTTAAAAATGGCGATAAAGAGCATATAAAGTGGTGGTTGAACCAGGAAAAGAACAGGCCTTACAGGACTCAAAAAGGTAAACTCTAATGAAAGAAAGGAGCTAAAATTGGCTCTTTCTAATTACGCAGAACTACAGACTGCACTAACAGCTTGGGTTGACAGCCGTAGTGATGTGACTAGCCTAGATGCTGATGTAGTTAGGCTTGCTGAATCTCACTTTAACTTGGAACTCAGAGCTAGGCAAATGCTCACTTCT